AACTGGTTTCATAGAACTTGGATGGATGCAGAAGATGGATTGAATGATTTTAATTTTATTAAGTTACATTGGACTGTACATCCTGATAGAGGACAAGATTGGAGAGATGAACAAGACACACTTTTAGGTCCTTCATTAGCTGCACAAGAGTGTGATTGTGACTTTATCACTTCTGGTCAATCTGTGGTTGATGGTATCATATTAGAGGAATACAAAAACACACAGGTAAAAGAACCTATAGAAAAAAGGGGAATAGATAGTAACGTTTGGATATGGGAACCACCAAACTATACAAAAGATTATATAGTGTGTGCTGATGTAAGTCGTGGGGATTCAACAGATTACTCAGCTTTTCATATATTAGACATAGAAAGTTTAGAACAAGTGGCAGAATACAAGGGTAGAATGTCCACAAGAGATTTTGGAAACCTATTGGTAAACATTTCTATAGAGTATAACAACGCTTTACTAGTTGTTGAGAATAACAACATAGGTTGGGCTACATTACAACAATGTATCGATAGGGAATATGAAAATTTATTTTATATGAGTAAAGATTTACAAGTGGTTGATGTACATAGACAAGTGAATAACAAAATCAATAGGGCTGAAAAACAATTAGTACCAGGATTCACGGTTACACAGAAGACAAGACCACTTGTAGTAGCAAAATTAGAAGAATTTTTTAGAGAAAAGTTAGTAACCGTACGCTCAAATAGATTAATTGATGAGTTATTTGTATTTATATATAATGGTAGTAGGGCAGAAGCAATGCAGGGATATAATGACGACCTTGTAATGTCTTTCGCGATGGGTTTGTGGATACGAGAAACTGCTTTAAGATTGAGAGCTGAGGGAGTAGAACTTCAGAAAAAAGCTATAAACAGTATAACATCGAATCAAGGTGTGTATACACCAAAAAACAACCAAAACAATTCTTGGACAATGGAAATAAATAAAAAACAAGAATCATTAGATTGGTTACTTTAACTAAAGAGGTAAAAAATGGCTGATACAAGTTTATTTAGTAGACTACAAAGACTATTTTCAACTAACGTCATCGTAAGAAACGTTGGTGGAAAAAAACTAAGGGTTAGTGACACTAGTCGTACACAAGCATTAAATAAATCTAATTTAGTAGATAGATATCAAAAGATATTTACTGGTGCTGGACTGAGTGGATACTCAGACGCATTGATGACAAAATCTATGAGACTGAATTTGTTCAAGGATTATGAATCTATGGATTCAGATGCTATAATATCTTCGGCACTTGATATTTACGCTGATGAGTCTACAATGAAATCAGAGTACGGAGAGGTATTACAGATAAATACAGATAATGACCAAATAAAAGAAATACTACATAATCTTTTTTATGACATTGTAAACATTGAATTTAATTTATGGCCATGGATTCGTAATATGTGTAAGTATGGTGATTTCTTTTTAAAGTTAGAGATAAACGAAAAATATGGTATTACAAATGTAGTCCCACTTTCGGTTTATGATGTATCTAGGTTGGAAGGATTAGATCCTGAAAATCCAGAGTATGTTAAATTTTTAATCGAAGCCGTAACTTCAGAACACAGATACAAAGCTCAAGATTCTGCCACGAAGGAAGAGTTGGAAAATTATGAAGTGGCTCACTTTAGATTGTTGTCAGACTCCAATTACTTACCTTATGGTAAATCACAAATAGAAGGTGGTCGTAAGATATATAAACAGTTAACTCTTATGGAAGATGCCATGTTGATACATCGTATTATGAGAGCACCTGAAAAGAGAATATTTAAGTTGGATATTGGTAACATACCACCAGCTGAGGTTGACAATTA